TTAATCTCAAGACTTGCACCCATCTTTTGTGAGATTGCTGCCTTGAATTCGTTTTCTGCCTTTAGATTGTCACCATCTGCAAGTGCATTAATTATTTCTATACTCATAACATTTTACCCTTTGGTTTTTTTGATTCAAAGTTGTCTTCTTCTTCTCCGCCACCTTCTTCTTCAATTTCAGTTTCAATCTCTTCAATCTCTTGTTGAGTTTGATGTAAGATATTCTTTCTTACCCATGATTTTGAAAAGAAATTACCGACATAAGGTTCTACTTGACCCAACATATCAATACGTTCTCTAAGGATTTCTGCGTCACGCAATTCTGCAAAGTGTCCATCCTGTAAGAAGTCATACTGAATATGTTCTTTAATCTTATCCCACTCTTCCTCAGCAATCACACCTGTAAGAACAAGTTGTGTGCGAAGAACGTCATGGAATAAAGCGGAGAACTTTTTACGAAGTCTCTGTACAAATTTAGAGAACTTCAATTCATCTCTAGTAATCTCTGTAGAACGACCAATAGAAAAGTTTTGTTCTGCTTCCATTCTGGACATAGGTACGTTTAACGACCTGTACAGTTTTCTCTGGAAGTAAACAATATCCTCAATCTCACCAAGGTTTGAACCGCCAGGCAAGGTTGTGATTTCTGTTCCTCTACCACCTTCTCTACGAGGTAACCAGAAGTCTTCCAACATTGACATATGATTTCTATCGTCACGAATTTCACCAGTTGATGCATCATAGACCAACTTGTTTCGATAACGACTCATCACATCTTTTAGATATTGTTCTGCCTTAATTTTAGGAAGATTACCAACGTCAATGTAGAAAATTCTACGTTCTGGAGCTCTTGAGATACGATAGATGACTAGTGCATCTTCAATCATTCTTAACTGGTTGACAGGTTTGATTGCCTTATGAAGATAAGACAGTACTGAACCTTTAGTTTGGTCTACCAATCCAGAAGGACAAAATGCAATGGAATCTGTTGTAATCTTGAGTGCAGATTGTGGTGTTGCACTATTATCTACTACCTTTTCATTATAAAGGTAATACTCAAGTGTTTGTTTCTGTTTGTCAATACCAGTAACAGGGTCAGGCCTATCTTTGATGACCTCTCTTACTTTCTTGATTTTCCTTGGGTCAATATAACGAAGTTCCTTGATTCCTTTTCTTGGTTCTTTCTTATCAATCACCTTGTGGTAATAGATACGACCATCGACATACCATCTACGAAAGATGTCATGTCCTTTGATATTGAAATCAAGTAATTGAAGAACTCTATCGAATTCTTCATTTATACGTTTTTTAACCTTTGAGGAATATTCCAACCTGTCTAACCGCAAGGCAACAGGTGCATCGTATTCGTTTGAAGCGATGCCTTCACTAACAATATCTTCAATCGCAGAATCACACTCTGGTTGAATCGCAATATCACGATATCGTCTAATTAAATCATTTTCGGTTTTGTCTCGACCATCTACGTCTAATGTCTGACTATAGAAACCGCCACCAGCGACTTCAATAGTACCGTCATCAGATGAAGGGAGAGTGAATGACTCTCCCTCATCTTTTTTACGAGTGATTTTGAACCCAAATAACTCAGCCATAATATTTCTAACTCCTAATTTACACTACTATTTAGTAGGTTTGTCAGAAGTTAACTTACGCCACTAGTAATGAAATGCGTGTATCTCCAAGTTACAGCGAACTCTTCAATTGCACTTGCAGTTTCCATACTTAGGTCAATTGGTGCAATTACAGTTGGCATACAATTGATTAGTGTGTATGTTTTCAATATTACGTTATCTCTACCTAATTGTTTTATTAACACATTTGATGTGTAATCAGAAACATTAGCAAGACCAGTATTATCTACTAAGTTATTCATAGCGTTCATCCAATTTTCAATAGCAGTTCTGATATTGAAGGATGTATCGTTAATGAATGTTGAATCCCAAGTTTCAAATTCTCTATCTCCAGCGACATATAAATTTCTGCCTCTAAACGGAACTGGAATTTCAGTTACAGTTTGTCCAGGCAGTGCAGCTGACTTACATAAGAATTCAGATTCTCTTGGAATTTGTACAACATTGGTTGGGAAAGTGATTGAGAACTGATTGGCTCTCGCACCACCACCTCTAAGGTTTGCTTTAAAAATATCAATAGTACTCATCTAATTATCCCCCTACCTCTGAAAATGCGACCCCAGTTCTCACTGCGATAAAGTTCAGTTGAATGAAGTTGATAGAACGAGCAGGTTTGATGAAGATATCTGCAACAAACTCATTTCTGTCAATGACCTCACCTGTATTATTTGTACCATCACAAACTACACTAAAGTCTGTGATACCTCTACGACCTTGGATGTCTCTCAAGAACGGTTCTACTAAGTTTCTAAACTGTGCTTGTGTGAACTCATCGTTGAATTCAAACAACTGGAACTTAGCAGCGGTTGCAATAGACTTCTCAAGAAGAATAAACAACCTACGAACATTGATTCGGTCAAATGCACTTGGTTTACTTAGTGCAGTTTTATCACCGAACAACACTGTACCTTGGCCTGGGAATGTCGCAACAGGATTAACTCTGGCAGGATAGAGAATATCTCTTTGTGCCTTGGTTGGGTTAAACGCAAGTTTAACTGCACCACGAATTTGTCCTCTGTTGAAACCGCCGGGCGAGAAGAATGGGTCTGCAACATTGTCTGTGTTTGCACAAAGACCAGCAATATCACCATTCAATGGTACGAAGCGGAATGTATCGTTGAACTTGTCGTACATATACTTGTATCCACTATCGAATACTGCATAAGACGAACTTGCAAGACTATCAAAGAAACCTTTGACATTTGAACCCTGTGTATGTGCAGAAGACACATTCACAACATCTGCTCTACGAGGAGAGATAAATGCAACACAGTCTTTTCTTGCTTCTACAATGTCAATCATTTTAGTCGCATGAGACACACCGTCTGCACTAGCGGGCGAAGTTCCTGCCATCAGAAGGTTTACGTCAACTGTTTCTGCATCTGCAAACTCATCGTATGCAAGTGCGAGTTCACCAACTGTTACTGCATAGTCATCTGTACCACCAGAAAGGTTGTCATCTTTAACACCACCTTTACCAGCAGTTGATGCAAATGTAGTACCAGCAACTGGGTCTGTACCAGCATTACTCAATGAAGAGTCGTGGTCTAACCAGTATATAAATTTTGACTGTCCGTAAATTACGTCTGGATAGAAGTTTGTTCCACCCTGTGAAGTCTTAGCGGATGCAGCCTGTGATACGAATGGGAATGTTTCAAGAACAGCATTAGTTCTTTCACCATTTGTATCTGCTCTGAAACCAGAGATGTCACCAGTTCTGTCAAATACAACAACGTGCATTTCATCAGCGATAAGACCTTTACCAGTTGCATATGTTGATGTGCCTGGAGCAGCATCAAACAAGTCATAAAATCTCCAACGTCTACGAACATTTGTCGCAGCAGCAAGAGCAGTTTTAAGACCACCACCGTTTGGATTGTCTAATTGTTTAATTGTTAGATTGTCAGTTGAGATTGCAGTAATCTCGTATTCTTGACCATCTGCTTCTTGGAAATGTACAATGTCACCGACATTGTATGCAGCTCCACCAGCACCAGCAGAACCACCACCAGTATCAACTCCAACAGTAGTTGCACCAATAGCAGGAGTACCAGTTGTTACACCAAGTGTATTGGCGTTTCCAGCAAAGTTTTGTTCATATGCAGTTGCGTTTGAACATATTGATACTCCAAGTGAGTTACCATGTGTTCCAGCAGTTCTTGCACCCCATTCACCAGCTGAACCTTGTCCAGCAGAATAGTTATTTAAGTAGTCATCTGTACTCTTGATAAGCAAACCAGAACCACCACTTGTAGCATTTACAATGGCAGATGTTGCACGAACAACTCTGAGTGCGTTACCGTACTGCAAAAAGTTTGCAGCGGTGAACCATGTCTCAAAGTTACTTCCGTTTGGTTTACCAAAGATATCCACTAATTCTTTCTCTGAACCAACAGCAACGATTTCACCAACTGGGCCTTTTTGAAAGGCACCAGCCATGCCACCGATTGAGGTTGCTACAGCAGGAACGATATTAGTAAGGTCTATCTCTTTAACAAGAACACCAGGCGATAATTGAAAAGGCATTTTTGTTTCTCCTATTACTTTATATTAAAGTTGTTCACTTCTCATATATTTAGTATTATTAAGTTTTGAAAAACCATTTTTATATGCACCACTGCATATAAATAGATTCATGTCTCATTATAAACAATACAAGGAAACCATAAAAGAAGTGACTAAGAGAAACTATCGTATGAGAGTTATCTGGGTCAATGAATTCCTTGCAAATCAATCTTGTTGTCATTGTGGAGAACGAGAGACTGCTTGTCTACAGTTCTATCCACATAATTCTAAAATCCGTTCTCTTTCTAAGCGTAAGGGTCTTAATACACAATCTAGACAAGAAGTCATAAAGTTAATCGACCAATCTAAGATTGTATGTGCAAATTGTTACCTCAAAATTGAAAATGATATTATTGAAATTATATAGGGTTTTACCAATTTGTATCGTAATTCCTTACGATTGGTGACCACCTTGTACCATACTCATCTACCATCTGACCGATATTTTCATCTTCCAACCCATCAGTAAAGAAACCAAATGGAGCCATGTCCTGTTCCAGTTGATTTTGATGTTCTAAGAACATCTTTTCTCTAAGGTCAATATCAGTGAGTTCTTTAAAGTATTGTTGGTTTGTCATCCATGCAAACAACACACAACACATTGCGAGGTCATCTGTGTGTCCTTCTTCTGCTTGATAAGACTGTCCATGTTGTACAAAGGTTGATAACTCATCAATTAATTCGTAGTCATTAATAACTAACTTATCAGTTTCAACCATTTGTTTAAGATTAGAACATCCCAAAGTCTTTACTGCTTTAGTTGTTCTAACTCCAAGTTGCGCTCTACCCCCAGAGAAACCAGCACCAAGAATCTGACCAGCACGACCACGCATAGATGCCATAACTAAATTGTCATATTCTAAGTCATACTGCATTGCAGTTGCGACCTGTTCTCCAATGTCATTTACCTCAATCATCACATATGCTTGATTGTATCCTCTTGCGACTTGATGAATTATTGTTGGAAACAGTAGAGGTTTTATTTGATTGTCACGATACTTTGCAACAATCTTATAAGGTAATTGTGATACATCAAACACTAGGAATGCAGAGTAATCGTTGTTTGTACCCCTTGCAACGTCCGCTACAAGTGCGTATGTGTGTCCTTCTTCTGGATTTTTATATACGTCCAATCCAGCATTCTTCTTAATTGGTTCATCGTAGTGAAACGATTTAATCTTTGTTGGATGAATAAGTGTATTGACAGACCCCAAGAACTCACACTCAAACTCACGATTGAACTGTTCTTGTGACGTATTTGCAATAGTTTCGTCTTTCCACTTTTCATCACGGCCTGGAATTTCTGACCAGTGAACCTCAATTGGAATATATGAGTTTCTTTCTGTCTCTGCATCACTCCATAACTTATAGAATAGATTCATTCCGTTTGGTGTAGAAACAATAATTACCTTGGTTGTCTTACCAGATGAAATTGTAGGATACACAGAACTAAAGAAATCTTCTGCGACATTATGTGGTACGAAAGCAAACTCATCTAGAAATATCATGTTGAATGAACCACCACGAACCGCACTAGACGATGTGGATGATGCAACAATACGAGAACCGTTCTCTAAGTCCAGAGAACCCTTATTCCAAGACATTACTCCCTGTTGTAACCATTTGGGTAGGTTTTCATATGCGAGTTGTAATCTGGAAAGAATATCTCTTGCAGTCGCAGCCTTGTTGGCAAGGATTGCAACATTCATACTTGGGTTGAATAGAACGTAATGTAGAATATATGATACGATTGTAGTTGTCTTACCAGACTGTCTGGGTAACTTACATATCGTAAATCTGTTACTATGAATAGTTCCAACCATCTCTTTTTGAAATGGAAACATATTAAATGGAACAATCCCCTCATCCAAGGAAACAATCTTGATGTACGTTTGACAGAAATACATGGGGTCTTCCATGCACTTCTTGTATTCAAGAATCTGTTCTTCTGTCCATTCGACAGGAACATTTGCTTTCTTTAGAAGGGGATTGCCAAGATAGTGATTTGCATCAGTCATGCA